ATACACTGAGAATGTTACATCTGCACAAAAGCAAGCAAGGTCGGAAACTGTATTCACTGTAAATGAGGATGCGGTGTTTGGGGCAGCTGATGCTACGGTAACAAAGGTTCCATTCACAGTGAATAGCAGTTATATAGCCGATGGGCGGTTAATAACCCTACGGTATGATGTGAACACACAACTATGTGACCAGTTTAAGTTTGGGATTCGGACAACAAACGATACTCAATGGCACTTGTTATCTATGAATTTACTCTCTGACGCACAGGCTTTACCATCATTGAATCAAGCCACACGTCTACAAAAAGGGCAAGCAAGATGAAAGTATATACGCAACAAGGGCAAAAGAGGTTTGACCAAGTTAAACCAGAAAGCATTAACGATAACACTCAAGCAGTGGTTAGTGTATACAATGGACGTATTGATGGTCAAAACTTACCTATTAATACAATAGACAAATTAAAGTTTGCACCCTCTGCATTTACTAGCACGTCGTCAACAAAAGCTTATGGGTTTAAATGGAGTGGACAAACACAAGATTATTATTTTGTTAGACGTTGGAATACGTATGAGGGTAGTATAAATGTACACCTTCCATTGTATTCTGTAGACTTAAATAACAGTAACTGGTCTAGTGGTTGGAACAACTTACAAGACGTTGCTACGACTGGTGGTGTAGCAAACACTTTTAGTGATTTGTTTTTAGAGTTTACGGCAACTTCAGGAACCATATCAGGGTGTTTTGATATAAACTTTAGACACGGGTCAGATGTAATACAAGATGGAAGTGGAAGTTACCACGCATTTTCTACTCACTGGTGGACTCGATGGGGTTTGTTTTGTAACGATATATTAATAGCCGAAACTGGAAAAGTGTATCCACGATTAGAAAATTTATGTGTTCCTTTTCATTTGTTTATAGGTAGTCAAAATGTAAGACTAGAACTAAAATATCAAACTATAAACACTGGAGCAGAAGATTTTGTTAATTCTGCTGCTGGTGTTGCAGTATCTACTAGGTCAAGGCTTGAAATATATGGTGCTTCTATATGGGCTTGTAATACAAAGAGGTAATAATGAGCAAGATAGGAAATCAATATTTAGACGGTGGGATAGTACCAACAGCTGCTCAGTTGAATGCTGTATATGATGCAGTTGCAGCTGATACTATAAACAATGATAATGTTGAAACAGACTGTGCAAACCGTATGCATTTTAGTGATACATCTGCTAATAGAATTAATCAGTTATCTACATTTGATTATGATGGTACAACTGATTGGGTAACTACTAGCACTGCGTGGACAACTATTGAAAATGTAGCCGGAACTCCAAGTAAAGTTGAGCCTAATTATACTGCGCACGGACAAATACTAATACGTGTCCAAGCAAGTGGTTTAGTAACAGAATTAAGTTTAACTGCTGCTGGAGATGGTAATGGTACTAGCGGACAAACAGCATATAACACTTATGCATTTAGACTATTCGCAACACTAAACAGTGGTTCAACAACACAAGATTTAGCAAACTGTACATATAGTTTTACACCAAAAGCTGCAATTACTACTCAAAGTGTGGCTATAACTAATAGAATTCAGTATAGGTCGTTTGCATTTAGCGGATTATTTACAATGGGAAGTGGTAATACATTAGACAAAGTTGAACTAATGGCTTGTGTTGGTCAAAGTGGTAATACATTAAAAGTTCAACATAATCACATACAACTTATTGTAGTGGAGAACTAATGGCTTTTGTAAAACCATATACATACGTTAATGGTAACGTTTTAAATGCAACAGACCAAGAGTCAAACGAACTAGCATTACAAAGACACGTTAATCAACAAATAGTATCTGCTGATGTGGCTAATGATTCTATAGTTGGTGAAAGCATTGCAACACCTCGATTGATTAGTGCAGTTTACACAGCAGACTTTGTAACCAAGACTATACAAGGTGTAAGTAAGTTACTAAGTAAACACGACTTTGCATACTTTACTTCTACTACTAAAGGTAAGAATCAAACGTCTACTACTGTAGAGGATTACCAAAGTTTAAATACTACAGGAGCAGAAGTATTTATACCAGTAGACAGTACAAAAGTAATGATAACTATTTATTTTAAAGCTGTTGGTGATGAAAACTCTGCTCAACAAACAAACAAACGGAATCCTGGTGATGGAATGTGGGATAATAGATTTGAACTTTTATATGAAAAAGACGGTAAAATTACATTTTATGATGGAACACGTAACTATGTGTTCGAAGAGGCAAATACAGTTGCTCTTGGTGCTTTAAGTCCAGGTGCTGGGTCAACGGCTGCTGGACACCGGAGCATTATGATTACTCGTATGCTAACATTAGATAAAGGTAGATATAAATTTAGTGTTGCTGTTAATCCAAAGGTTGAAAAAGGTAACATTAACTGTCAATCATTTTTAATAGAAACTTTTCACGTATAGGTGATATATGGAACCATTAACAGCAGCATTAATTACTGGTGGAGCAGCACTTGTAGGCGCAGCGCCACAACTTATTCCAACTAAATATGAACGTGAACAAAAGAAACGTCTTAAAGAACTTGAACGTAAACAAGAAATGGGTTTGTTGGGTCTAACAGATAGGCAAGAACAACAAATGCAAACAATGTTTGCTAACACGAGGGACCAAGCACAACGTAGACAAGATGCAGAAATGCGACGGTTGTCTACACCAACAGCACAACCTGGTCAACAAATGCTAGGCGCACAAATGTCTATGGATAATAGACAACGTTTGGAAGCAGATATAGCCAGTCAAATACTTGGTATGGACCTTAAAAGAAAAGCAGAACAAGAAGCTGATATAGAGGCTTTAAAAGCTGGGCAAGCCCAAATTCGTAAAGACAGAACAACTGCTCTTGTACAGCCTTTTACTTCTGCTGGAGAGGCATATATTAAAGGGCAAACGTTGGAAAGACTAATAGGGCAAATGCCTGAAGAAGACAAAGATATGTTTATTCGAGAAGAAATGGCAAAAAGTATGGCTCCAAAATCCAACACTGGTTTACAAGCGTATGGCTCAACACCTACAGAACAAATATTGAACTTACAAGCAAGATTAGGTATAACTCAA